TTATTTTGTTGGTATACAAATAGTTAGCAGCACGAGAGTTAAACGAAATACAGTCTCGTGGATACCCACACGATTGCAGTTGCCACAAATCTCAGCGACCATTTTTCATGTCCGCTGAATAGTTACATTCCAAGCGAGGAAATAACAAGTATATACATTGAAAATTGCCGGCAATTGATTATCTTTGCATATTGATATTCAAATAACTAACTGCTTCAATAATCTTATGAACCCCGAACAATTCTATAAAAAAGTGAAGGCATGTCGTGAAGCTCAACGGCGATACTTCAAGAATCGTGACAGCCGAGATCTTATCAAGGCCAGGAATTTGGAGAAGGAACTGGATGCTGAGATAGCGAGGGTTGAAGACATCCGCAAGATGATGACACCCAAGGATCAGCCTCAGCAACTCCGTATCTTCACAAAAGGATATAAATAGATATCTATCAATCTGTAAAGCATCTATCAATGTCGTCTCACCGAAAGCGTATCAATGTCAGTATCACACCTGAGTTATATGAAGAACTCAGACCGCTGATGCGTCGAGCAGGTTTCAACAATCTGTGTCAGCTGACACTCGCTGCTCTCAACGTCATGGCTGATGGCTATAAACGTAGCAAGGCCAAAGCAATGACGGCAGACGAGGCTAACACGGCAGACATCAACGAGATGTTTGCTGACTACTCGGACCATGAGAGACAACCTGATGGTACTGTTCCGGTGAGACATCATCATAAGACTATCAAGTGATATGGCTAAGGATAGAGATTACATCAAGATGATTAACAGCTCAAGATGGCGTCACCTCAGAGCAAGGATACTCACCGAGCATCCACTGTGTGAGCGTTGTCTTGAGGATAATATATATACAGCTGCTCAAGAGGTGCATCATCGTACACCGGTTGAGACAGTCGCCGGTTGGTACAACAAGGAGAGACTGATGTTCAATCCTGATAACCTTCAGGCTCTATGCCATAGGTGCCATGTGCAGACACACATGGAGCTAGGTCGAGGCACACGAGAGCAGCGCATCGAAAGGACACGCAAAGAAATAGAACACGCAAAAAGATTGTTTGACTGACGAGAGGATACCCCGGGGGTGTTTTTTTAAGGCACCCCCACCCCGCTCGAAACCTCGCCCCCCAAATTTATTTCCGCGCGAGGAGATTTTTGGTCATTGGGGGAAGTTATATTATATACACGACCAATTGAGGTTGACAATTTGACACTATTAAAAGAAGTTGGATGCTGGATGGCAAGAAAAAGGAATTTATCGACGTGCTCGCATCAGAGCAGACTCGAGGCATAATAAGGGAGGCGTGCCGGAAGGTCGGCATATCTCGCCAGACTTATTATGACTGGAAGGCTGATGATGAAGAGTTTGCCAAAGCTGCCGAGGTCGCCATGGACGAGCAGGGTGATATTGTCGAGTCTCGACTGCTCGACCTGATTGAAGCCGGTGATACTTCAGCTACCATCTTCTATTGTAAGACAAAGCTCAAGAACCGAGGCTACACCGAGCGAGTTGTTGAGAAGAAGAAACCTGAGCCGGCCCCAGAGCCTAAGCCTAAAGTCGAAGCCATTACTGATATCGATATTGCCGATATGTTCCCCTCTAAAAACTTCACCAAGCTCATCAAGGCGAAGAAACAATACATCGTCAAACTGCTCAAGAAACAAGGCAAGTACAGTGAAGAGCTGTCAATGCAAGTCAAGATCGTTGCTCAGCTATTGGTCAAGACCGATGTCTTGGCAGAGGAAGTATTCGGTGACGGACATCAATCCATGTTACAGCAGACCTCTCGTGAAGGTGATAAACGTGCTATTGTCAACCCTACCGAGAAACTATATCTCGACTATGCTCAGCAGAGCCAACGAGCGTTACGTGCGCTCGGCATGAATACCGATGCCAAGGAGCGTAAGAGTGATAATGACGGATTCAATGATTTTATGAAGGAGTTCTCAAATGACTGATGAAGAAAAAGACCAGGAGCGCCAGTTCAAGCGTAAAACCATCAAGAAGGTCCATTCAAACAAAGGCAATTGGTACAATTCGTACAAGTCCAAGCTTGATGAGACTGATCCGAGGATAATGATATACATCAGGGATGTTCTTGAGCACCTTGATGACCACAATTTGTACGAGATTTTAGCGATAATTAAATTTTTTGAGTTATTAAGTGTTTATACCTGGAAGCCCGGGAGGGTCCAAAGGTTTTTCAAATTTTATGAGGCATTGAAGTTCTCCGGTATTGAAGGGAGACGTCGATATAAACTCACACCGGTACAATGCTTCCAGTTCGCCAATATCTTCGGTTTTGTTGATGCTCGTGGACTGAGATTGTGTCGTACCGCTTGCATATTCGTACCGCGTAAATTCTCCAAGACAACATCTTCGGCAGCACTGGCGGTCTATGACTTGTTGTTTGGCGACAACAACGCTCAGGCTTATGTTGGTGCTAATAGCTACGACCAAGCCAAGATATGTTTTGACGAGATACGCAATATCATGTTTGACCTCGATGGCAGAGGTCGTCACTTCCAGATAAATCGTGAGAGCATCACCTTCAAGGACCATGGGCGGGATAGTCTTGCCCGCTGCCTTACAGCCAATGCCAAGACCAAGGATGGATTTAATGCCTCGCTCGTCATCATGGATGAGTATGCTCAGGCTCGTAACACAGCATCGAAGAACGGAGCAGACCTAAAGAATACGCTCACCTCGTCAATGGGAGCGAGACGTGAACCATTGGTCGTTACCATCACTACAGCATCGGAGGTCATTGACGGACCATTCGCTCAAGAACTTGACGGATACAAGCGTATTCTTCGCGGTGAAATCAAGAATGACAGTGCATTTGCAGCCATATTTCAGCCAGATGTCGATGATAGGGAGGATGATCCTCACACATGGGCGAAGGTGCAGCCACACCTCGGCATCACAGTTCAGCCTGATTACTATGAAAAGGAATGGGCTAACGCCCAGATATCGGCTGAAAATCGCATGGTTTTTCGTACAAAATTGCTCAATATCTTCGCTGAAAACGAGAAAAAGTCATGGATATCCGCTGAAATTGCTCGTAATATCAGCCGTCCGATGTCACTTGAGGACATCAAAGGCTCTCCGTTGGCAACTGTAGCCATAGACCTCTCGGTGAGCGGTGACTTCTCGGCGGTGACGTTTGCCATGTACTATGAAAAAGAGAAGGAGATGCTGTTTCATACCGCGTACTTCTTTCCGAAAGACGCTATCGAAGGACATGCTAACAGGCGGCTCTATGAGGTGTGGGCTGAGAAGGGCTATCTGATACTCACTCCAGGTGCGGTCATTGATTACCGCGTGATTGTAGACTATATTCTGAGTAAGATAGACCTCGTGCGTATCCGTGCCATTGGCTATGATCCATACAAGAGTATGGAGTGTGTCAATATGCTCAAGTCCGCCGGAGCTGAGCGCGTACTGGTGCCGGTCCGTCAGACATACTCCAACTTTGTAGCTCCCGTCGAGAGCTTTGACCATGGCGTTAAGACCGGCAAGATATTTATTAACGACAATCCCATAAACGCCTATTGCTTTGGCAACGCGGTTCTTGATGTTGATAGCAATGAGAACTGTAAACCTATGAAACGTGGTGATAATATGAAGATTGATGGAGTCATCACCATGCTGATGAGCCTCCGATTATTCCTTGATATGAGGTCTTAATGGTTAAAAATATATAAAATAATAGCAAAGGTGGTACCACTTCCATAGTTTCGTCCGCAATGTGAATACACTCATTGTGAGAATTTGATAAAAGTAATGAAACGAACTATAAGGGATTGGTTTAATGGTTTGCGCTTTAAGCGTTCCGCTACGAGCAAAGAGGCGGGGGACGGTCCGAGATACGGACGGTCTTCCCTTGCCTCCCTCGGCCTACCGGACAACGCTGAGAAGGTTACTACTCCCGGTCTGGCGATGAGAGTAGCAACCGTCTACCGCTGCGTCCGTCTAATCTCGGATAAGATCGCCGGGCTGCCATTCGCGTATCTGAGAAAGAAGAATGGTCTATATGTACCCGTCGAGGATAATATGAATTATCTGCTTCAAGTGCAGCCGTCGCCTAATGTCAACGCTTACGACTTCTGGAGCGCGGCAATTGCACAAATCTTGCTTCAAGGTAATGCTTATATTTTACCTCTATTGGATATCGCCGAAGGGGGATATAGGGAATTGATATTATTGGCCCCCAACTCAGTTAGCTACGATACGTCATCTAAATTGTACATGGTCAATGACTGGTACAATGGCGTTGAAGGTAGATACACAGAGGAGGAGATCATCCATCTGAAGAACTATGCTTTTGACGGAATCCAAGGTGAGAGCGTCTTGATGGCTGCTGCTCGTACTCTCGGTATCGCTGCAACAGGCGACCGCGAGACATTGGACCGCTTCGCCAGCGGCGGTAACGTCCGTGGATTCGTCTCTG